TATCAAGTATCGCCCACCAAAACCTAATGGTCGTTCAGATAATCGTATTGCAAGTGATTTTGCAAACTTCATTGTTTCGTTTAAACTGGGAGTTCTTTTAGGAAACCCTTTGAAATATACTGGGGATAAATCAATCACAGATAAGATTGAGCAGTTTTCTAGCCAAACAAATGAAGATTATCATAATCAATTAATGGGGCATGATACCTTTGGTTTTGGTCGTGCCTATGAATGGATTGGCCGTGACGAGTTTGGGAAAGAAACTTTGGCAAAATTCAATGTTGAACAGACTTTTGTTATTTATGACAACACAAAGGATAAAAATTCAATCTGTGGCGTTCACTATTATGAGGATAAATTTTTAGACAAGCAATGGACCCGTATAGAACTCTACACCAATACAGGGTTCAATTACTTCTTACGAGCAGAAAACAATAATCTGACAGAAGCAAATCTTGAAGAAAATGGAATTGTAGAAAATTTCTTTGATACCGTTCAAATAAATGAATGGATTAATAACGAAGAAAGATTAAGTGATTTTGAAAATGTACTTGATTCTATTGATGCCTACGATTTATCTCGTTCAAAAATGGCAAACTTTCAACAAGATACTTCAGAAGCTTACTTGGTGATTAAAGGAAATCCTGATACTGGCCAAGATGAAATGGGAGATAACAGTAAATTAGAGCTTTTTAAAGCGATGCAAGAAGCAAGGATGCTCGTTTTAGGTGATAAAAAGATTTATGAAGGCGTTGCTGGCGCTGAACCAGATGCATACTACTTGAAGAAAGAATATGACGTCCAAGGTATAGAAGCCAATGATAGCCGAACAGTTGCTGATATATTGCGTTTCACTTCATTAATTGATTTTACTGATGAAAATATAGGTTCTAATCAATCAGGAATTGGATTCCGTTTTAAAGGTTGGGGGTCTGATAATGACCGCAAGAATAAAGAGAGGATGGTAAAAAAGGCGCTCATGCGAAGATTGCGGTTGCTCACTCATTCTTGGAGTATTAAAGATAATCTAACTCAATCGAACAAATTGGTTGATAAAATCAAATCAATGTTTACCAATGATGAGAGCCAAAAAGAAAATCTTTATAACAAAATTAATGAAGTACAGATCAAGTTTACCCCTAATGTTCCGCAATCTGATGAAGAAATCATGACTGTTATTTCTGGTATGAATGGCATTGTTTCGGACGAAACACTTTGTCAAATGGCTGAAAAACTTACAGGCGTTTCAGCAGATGAAGAGCTTAAGAGATTGAAAAAGCAAGATAGTGAAACATCTATCTTTGACAAGGATAAGCAACCTAGCGAAGAAGAAACAGCAGTTCCTGAAACAAATAAGGAGTAACCTATGAAAACTCCTGATTACTGGAAAAAACGTGAGAAAGCTTGGCAAGAGCAACAAATCAAAGATGATACCAAACGCATGAAGCAAATCATGGATAAACTATTTGAAGCTCAAGAAGCCATTCAAAAAGAAATCAATGCCAACTGGCAGAACTTTGCGAATGGGCAAGGGATTTCTATCAGTGAAGCCATGAAACGTGCGGATAAGATGGATGTCAAAGCATTTGCCAATAAAGCCAAAAAGTATGTTAAAGAAAAAGACTTTTCACATCAAGCAAATCAAGTATTGAAACTTTATAACTTGACCATGAGAGTGAATCGTTTAGAACTTCTAAAAGCAAATATTGGTCTGGAGCTTATTTCAGTATTTGATGACTTGGACAAGTATTTCTCAAAGAATTTGACTGGCGCAGCTCTCACAGAATTTGAAAGACAAGCCGGAATACTTGGTTTAAGTGTTCCCAAGAATGGTTATAACAGCTTAGTTGAATCAGTTCTTAATGGAAGTTATAAAGCCGAAGGATTTGCCAGTTTTTCTGACAAGCTTTGGCAGTATCAATTTGAATTGAAAGCTGACATTGAAAAACTTCTCATCCGGTCAGTGACTGGTGGAATCAATCCAAAAGCACTAGCCCCACAACTAAAAAGGCTAATGACAGAAAAGGGAAAGCTCAATGCCACTTACAACGCACAGCGGTTGCTTGTATCAGAAACAACAAGAGTTCAAACAGCTATTCAAGAAGAAAGCTATAAAAAAGCGGATATTGATAGTTATGAGTATATTGCTGAGCCGTCAGCTTGCCCTATCTGTGGGGCATTGAATGGTAAAATATTCAAGCTTAAAGATATGTCTCCTGGTATTAATGCTCCTAACATGCATCCGTTCTGTAGATGCAGCACGGCACCGCATGTTGATGGTAAAGGTTTCTGGGATGATTTACTTGATAGAAAAGTAATCAGTCAAGACGAATACAAACAAGCGTTTGACGATAGAGCAGAAGCTGACAAAGCAGTTAACAAATTAATTAATCAAAAAGAAACACTGAAAGACTATAATAAATTTAGTAAAGCATTCGGAAAAAATGGACTACCTAGCCTAGAAGAATTTGGCAAAATGCGTTATAATAAAGGTAGTGAATGGGATAAGTTAAATAAAGATTATAGTGATTATCAGAAATGGTCTAAAGCGAAATTCCCAAGTGAGAAATCATTCAATGGACACTTTAAATCTCATGGAGATGATTTCCCAGGAATAAGCCAAGCAGAGTATTTAAAGTTAGCTCAAGACTTGTTGGCGCAACCTATTTCAGATACGATAGCTGGTTACGAAACAGAAAAAGGGCGAAGAGTTCGATATGATATTGAAAAAAATATTTTTACTACTGCGAGTGACAATAAAATAAGAACATTGTTTAAACCAAAAGAAGGAAAGGGTTATTTTTATGACGACTACAAAAAAGAGTACCCAGAGTGATATGCAAGAGCAATTCCCATGCCCTGTATGTGGAAACATGGTAGAAGAATGGGAAATATGTGATGTGTGTAACTGGGAAAACACAGGAAAGACAAATATTGATGGCGGGCCCAATAAAATGACACTTGCCGAAGCTCAAAAAGCTTATAAATTAAAAAATAAATAAAGCATCTAATTTAAATAATTGGGTGCTATTTTTATATCAAAATTAAGCGTTTGTTACTGACAGGCGTTTTTCTTGTCAATAATTTTGTTATACTATATCTAAATAAGCGATAGGAGTATAGTATGAATAAAGAAATTAAAGATAGTTTTTTGGAAGGTATTTTGGAAGCAAGTAAAGATTTTGCAAAAGATAAGATTAAAGAAAATGTTCCATCATTAATTCAAAATGGAACGTTACAAATTGGTACAGAAATATTAGGAGGAGCAATGGTTGATACAATACCCGTAGTTGGTAGAATTTTGACCAATTACTATACTAAAAAGCAACTTCATAATACAGAAGTGTTATTATCGGAGCTTTCAAAGAGGGTTGAAGAAATTGAAGAAAATCTATCATCAAAAACTGATGATGAAAAAGTAGCATTAAATGATTTAATGGGCTATGTCTATGAGAAAGCTAGTCAAACAATTCAGGATGAAAAGATTTCATATATGCTTGATGGTTACATAAATTTAACAAAGATAGAAAATGTTTCTGCAGATATTACTTATATTTATTATGATACTTTGGATCAGCTTACAATATTAGATTTGAGTGTTTTAAAATTCTTTTTCAAAAAACAAGTTTATTTTGAAAATATCGATGGCTATGATAATTATACGGAATTAATGAAGGATTTTGGAATTGAGGATCATCAATTCCAGGCAGTAGAGAAAAACTTATATAGAATGTCACTATTAGAAGATGGTGGCGAGGATGATACTGATAAATATTTCAAAAATTCCATGAAGCAAATGAACGATAACTTTAAACTATTAAACTCTTATGCTTCAAAAGGAGATGCTAGATTATTAAGAAATATAAAAGAAGTAAAGCCTTATAGAACAAGAGAACATCTAAGAATTTCCCAATTTGGGAGAGACTTTGTGAGATTTTTTGTGAAAATACAATAATAATTTTAAACCCTTGGGATTCCATGGGTTTTTCTTATGTCCAAGCGTGATGACTTTAAAAGCTTCGGAAGTG